TTTTTTTTGACTAAGGGGAGCCAGTTTCCCAGCTCCCCTTGTCTAGTGTGATCTAAGATCAGGACTCTGCAGCTGCATCTGCGTATGCTACAGCGTCTTCCTCTTCCCACTGGATGCCAAAACGAACGAATACGGTGTATTCGATGGTGTCCTTCTTTGGCTTGTACTCACGGTTAACTGTGATATCACGCTGGAAGCCCCATACACGGTTCTGTGGGAATGTCAAATCGACATAGCCCTCTGGGTAGTAAGGAACTTCTTGTACGTCGATACCGAGTACACGGGTTGTACGAGCACCACCAAAGGTCTGAGCAGTACCATCAAGGTATGCCTGACGATTGGCTGGAGTACCTGCAGGAACTGAAGAGAATGCTTCAGCAATTGCATCTGCAAGTGTACCGTTGTGCTTGACAATACCCTGGAATACGTCAGTACCTGCGTAGAACTTAAGATTGCTCTTAAGTGCACGGTACTTACGTGGCATTGCAAGGATAATGTCCTGCATTACGTTTGTGCTCCACTGACCATCGTTTACTGTAACGAGTGCTTCGTGTGCGTCGCCATTGGTTGCCTTGCTGACGAAACCTTCCATAATTCCGAGGAATGCTCCATCACCAGTGTTACCAGTGCCGTTAATAGCAAGATCTTCAATATCGTTGGCGAATGCATTGGTCATCAAGCGAACTAGATGATCTTCAAGTGCAGCTCCTTCAATATTGTCTTCAAGTGCCTCTGCTGAAACTTCCCAGTCAAGACGAATCTTCTTTGTAGTAAGTTCGACCTTGCTGAAAGTTGCTCCAGCGTTAGTGTAAGAACCTTCTGCCTGTGTAGCAGCACGGATAACACGCTCACCAACGTTAACTTTCTCAAGCTCCATTGTGTTGGCACGCATTGTTACACGGCGACCATCTTGTGCAAGAATGGTTGCATCCCAAACATAGTCAATAAAACGACGAGCCTGCTCAGGATTTAGAATACCTCCAGGAACGCCTGTTGGGTTAACAGCGTTTGGACCTGTTGTAAGTCCATACTCTGCATTAGGAATGTTACCTGGAGTACCCCAAGCATCACCGCCTGGAACGCCATCAACACCGCCAATGCCAAGGTTTGCTACTGCACCCTGACCCTGATAAAGACCTGGTGCTGTTCCACCGAGTTCTCCACCTTCTCCTGGCTGATTTTTCTTAATTTCTTCCGACATATTGTTCACCTCCAAGTGACTTTCTCTAATTTAAAATAAATCGGATGTTTTGAGGAAACGTCCGCCCCATAAGGATTTTTCCATTCTTTCGAATGGCTGTTCCTGAACGATCTCGCCTAGATCGCCAGACTTGCGGAAAGCAGTATCCATTTCTACTGCGTCTACACGCTTTCCAAACTCATTGAATACACCCTTAACATTAGCTACCTCATTAGCTACTGCGGTAACTTGGTTTGTTACATTTGCAACATCACCAGTTACACCTGAGAGTGATTTCTGTAGATCAGCAACTTGGTCGCTGATTGACTTTACTGTTGCTACTAGATCGCCAAAGGCATTAGTAAGAGAGTCTTTGATTTCTGCTACAGCATCGGCAACTGCTGAATCAGACTTTGTAACTGTGACAATTTCTGGAGTTGCAGTGGCATCTGATGGATTAGCATCGGCTTCACCGACAGCATCATTGCGCTCTGCAACAGAATCATCAACGTTCATAGACTTCTCTGTTTCTGTCTCTGGAGTGATCTCAGCCATTGTATCTTCCTCAGAGCTATGTACTGAGTCTTCTGTCTCTGTCTGACCATCTGCTGGCTCAACAATTTCTTCTGACTTAGTGACAGGCTCTTCAACAGGAGTTGTTTCTTCTGTCATAGGATCTTCCTCCTTTGTCATCTTAGATGTACTAATGCCTTTTGCACTATCAACTAAGAACTTTATCATATCAGCGTTTTCTGAATCGCTTTTTTCGATAAACCCGATATTTTGCATAACTTTGCTGCATGATGGGCAGCTAGAATCTGCATTTTCTGAAATGTTTACAAGATCATCTGTTCCACACCAGAAAACATTATTAATTTCTGTTTTTGAAAGATATCCTTGATCTTTCCCGTCCATTTTTTCTACTGAAAGAATTGTTGCAAATTGATTTGCTGGATTATCTACTAATGAAAGCTCATGAAGATCGTATTCTTTAATAACACGAATTGACTTATTCATTTCGGTATTAAAGTCATCTACTGACTTGGTAATGTTTCCACCAATTGAAAAACCTGTGTAGGTTCCATCTAGAACCTTTTCCCATGCATCCTGTGCACCCTTAGAAACATATGATGAAACATAAACGCCATTATAGAATTTCTTTGTATTTGGATCAAAGTAACGATCTTCCTTGAAAAATAAGACTTTTCCAACAGCAATTGGCTGATGCATTTCTCTTAAGTTGCCACCGAATCTCTTGAATGCATCCATGCTTGCTTCAGTTGTAACAATGTCTCCTTGCTTATCAACATTGTCAAGTGTGGCGAAACCAGAAACGATTCTACGCTCTTTATCAACCTTTGCAAATGGCATTGATAAGCGAACCTTGTCGCCATCAGTGGACCAATGAGCTTTATTTATATTCATACCAATCTTATTATACCAAACATTTTTATGTAGTTGTGCATATTTTGTGGATTAGGTTGTGGATCTACCTTCACCTTTTGGATTTCTTCCACTTGTTGTTGCTGCAGAATCTGAAGCCGCACTTGATCTAGCAGCATCTCTCGCTCTATTCTTTCCAGTATTTGCAATAGCATCAGCAGCTTGTCTTGGATTAAGCTGTAAAGGTTGTTTACCCATACCGTCTGGTCTGGCAGTCTTGCCAAGAACTTCTCTTGCCTCATCTGGAAGAAGAATTTGTGCTTTAACATAACGCTCAAGAATCTGAGATTGTGTAACTTCATCAGTTAATGTAAGTTCATTAAACTTAAATTCTAGAACATCTGTCTTTTCACGAATGATCTTATTGATCATTTTTTCTAGTTGTCTTTGTGCTGGTCTTGCGACTTGCTCCTTAAATGTTCTATCTTGAGCAAGAGCTGCAGCAATTGCTGAAGAATCGCCACCGCCAATCTTAGAGAGAGGTACTTGGTGTGCAACCAAAATGTCATCACGATTTTGTTTTCTGTATCTCTCAAATGATCCTTCTTGTACCCCATTTTCAATTGGCTCCATTTTAAATTCAACTTTATTAGAATCTGTATCTCCAGGAAGTGGAATATACAAAGTTCTATGTGACTGACCTTTTAAGCCAGTCTGTAAAAATCTAAACATCTTATCTTCTGCTTCAGAAGAAAGCTTTGCACCTTTTAATGTAACAACATATCTTGGAACAGCCTTGTTTCCAAAATAGTCAATATTGTATTGTGATGCTAGTTGATCTCCATAAAGTGAATTAATTGCAGAAACAACATCTGGTACACCATAGAATGTATTAAGTGGTGAATATTCCTTAAAGTGAATAATCTCATTTGGACGATTATCATCTGTCATTGGATTCTTGTTTGTTGCCCCGAAATTACGGAAGTATACAAACTTATTTCCGATAACCTGAACAAATCCATCACGAAGACGACGAACACGAATAGTAGTTGCAGGAATATGTCCTACATAGCCAATCTGACCATTTACAGTTCTACCAATTTCAAGATATCCATTTCCAGTTGCCTGAAGATCTGTGAAAACTTTTTCCATTGTTGTTGTAAAAGAATCTTCATCATTAAGAGATTCAAGCCAATCACGAAGTTCTATCTTTGCTCTTTCAATACGCTTTCTAGCACGACCAACTTTTTCTTGATCTTCTTGTTGCTCAAATGAAAGCATTGTACGATCTGTTGGAACAAACGAATAACCAAGTCCAACAATATTTTCTACCTTAGCATCAATAGCAGCATGATTAGC